TTGGTGGTTTCAGAAATAGAAAAGACCATGAGTATTCAAACTTCGCTCTCGCACAGAAGCAGTTTGACTTGAAGATGATGTCTCTTAAGGAGGCAGCTAACAAACAAGACTTCAACATCAATTCTTGGGATTTGGACAAGAAGGAGAATGTTGTTCTTGAGGCTACTGATAAGATGAAGAAGGAAATTCTTCGTGAACGTCAGATTATGTCTAATGCAATGAGAATTGCAGAGGCTAAGAAGGAATGTCCAAATGGTATTTGTGATACCGACATTAAGAATTCACAGAAGGACAATATCTCTACTGAGGTAGAAGAGTGTGGTGATGCAGCATCAGCAAACGCTGGTTACACCAATGCTAGTCTTCCAAAGGGTTCTGGTATGGCTGAATCAGTCGTTAAGGAAGAGGAAGTTCTTGGTTGGAATCGTAATAGTCCAGACTACATGGATAAGTCTCATGGTACAGAGATTGGTGACAGTGCTCCATTCGATGATGCAGAAGCTAGAAACATCGATGATGGTGACAAGAAAGTTACCAAGACTGGTGAAATGAAGAATGGTGTTGTTGAGAATCACGGCACTTCAATGCATGATACTGATAACCAGAATAAGCCAGCTGTAGGTGTAGGCGAAGGTCCATCTGATGACAACAACAAGCCATTTGATGACGAAAAGGGCAAGCAAATTGACGAGGCTATCGAAGACCTTGGTGGTGATGAACTTGAAGGTGAAGAGCCAGTAGGTGATGACCTTGGCGGTGAAGGTGAGCCAATTGATGATGCAGGTCTTGAGGGTGAAGGTGAACCAATTGACGGTGGCGAAGAGCCAATCGGTGATGAATTGGGTGACGAGGAACCAGTAGGTGATGAACTAGAAGGTGAAGGTGATGACATCTATGAAGACGATGTTGAATCTAGACTTGATGCAATGGAAGAGCTTCTTTCACAGATTGCTGACAAGTTGGGTATCTCAGAGCCAGCTGTAGACGATGCAGAATATGGTGATGATGAACTTTTCGATGATGAAGAGGGTGACGATTTTGGTGCTGAAGATGACTTCGGTGGCGAGGAAGAAGATGAATTCCCAATGGAAAGCAGAAAGAGAAATGGTGTTCAAATCTATGAGACAAGAGCATACAGAGAGGCAATGCGCAAGCAGAGAGTAAACGAAGAGGGTATGACCCCATTCAAAGACGCAGGTCGTGTTCCACAAGGAAACATGAACAAGTTGGATGACTTCGGTAAGCACCCTGCATATCAGAAGGTTGTTATGTCACTTCCTCCAAAGGATTTGCAAGAGTTCCCAGAGTATTATGATATGAATGATGACTCTGTTAAGAATGATAATCCTTACGGTGAGAAGATTGGTGATGGTGCTCCATTCGACATTGACCCAGAATCAATTGACAACGCAATTGCAGAGGCATTCAATCGTCTTAGAACCAAAAAAAAAATCTAAGTGAGGCGTTTTTCGAAGAAAGACCAACAAAATTAGAAATACCTAACAGCAACCCTCTAGGTGGTGATGTGGATGGCATGGGTGAACTTGATAATGCTCCAATCCCACCAATGGGTGCTGATGATATGGGTGGAGAAGACCCAATGGGAGGCACGCCAGATGACATGGGTGGTGGAGAACCACCAATGGGCGGTGAAGACCCAATGGGAGGCGATATGCCACAAGACCCATCAATGGGTGGCGGTGATGATGATGAACTCATGAACATTGTAAACGACATGTCAACAGAGGATAAAGCAGCCGTTATCAAATACGCTAAGAGTATCGTAGACGATTCCGAAGGTGGCGCACCTCAAGATGGTGGAATGCCAATGGAATCAGTTAGAAACTACAAGGGTATAATTGATGAAGTCATTAATGACGTTCTTGATGGCCAAGAAGGTACAAAGAGACCTAGCAAGAAAATCGCAAAGGAATATGAAGAAATGAAATCTCCTTGGAAATCTCCATATTAAATAACATAAAAAAAAGGATAGCTAGATTGCTATCCTTTTTTATTTTTTTACTAGGTCTTTATATTTCTCTTGTTTGATTTTACTATAAGTTGCATTTTCATCCCAACAAGCTATGGCGCATAATGTTCCTTCATTGTCAAACCCTTCAAAATAAACTTCTCCAAATTTTTCAAAACGTTCAACTGCAATTTCAAGCATGTCTTTTGGTGAAGCTTCCTTTGTATGAATACCGTCCAATAGACCCTCATAACATTCCCCATCGTCTTCAAAATCATAAAGACAAAGTTCTATATACTTGAGTTGTGATTCAAGACATTCTCTAGCTGTTTCAAATCTCTTTTCGTCTTTAAAAAACCTTTTAACCATATTATTTATGTTTTTATATTATAATTATTGCAAAGGTACGAAATTAAACTGAGTTGACCAAATATTTATAGTTAAAAAATATAAAAATGGTAATTAACGAAAGAATACATACAGTCTATGACAAGAATGGTAAAGAACAATTTTTTATTAAAAATGATGCTGACCAGTCCTCGAATGTTTTTAATTATGAAGATGTAAATTATAAAAAGAAATTCGAGGAATTAGTCAAATTCAAAGGTAATTCTTGTTTGTGGGCATATAATCATAATATTGGTTTTAACCCAAGACAATTATCCATTAAAGATAATGATGGAAACATAATAGGTTATGAAACAAAAGAAGAATCTGGACTTAAAGCTAGGGCTAGGTATCTAGGTCAAGAAAGTTGGTATGATGAGGAACACTTCTTTTGGGTTAAGTTTCCTGGTGATGACAAACCTCTATTGACCCAATTAAGAGTTTCAAATCATGAGACAAAACATTCACAATGGCAAAAAAGCCATTCCGAAAAGCGAGTTGTTTCTTGTGATACATGTTTGAATATAATTATCGATGAAACTAACAGAGATACATTTAATTCTGATGCTACCACACCATTTATTATAACATCTATAGAGGTTAAATATCCATTAAAAAATGTATTTAATGATTTGATTAATCCTAATACGCCAGCAAATATTTTTATTAAGCAAATACAAAATGACCTTAAACCTGTAGTAACTTTACAAGATATTAATAAAATCTTTAATACAGTTGCAATAATTAAACGTAGTGGATATGGGAGTATTAGACCTAATCAATACATGGGCAATAATCCTAAAGCAGGAACTGCTATCCCACAAAGTAAATTAGGAATTATTGAAAGAAGTTATATACCTGAATTAATAGATGATACTGTAGAAAATTGGGAAGAAATATTACAACAAAAGAAGGAAGAAGAAGAAAGGAAAAAAAGAGAAGAAATAATGAAGAATACAATTCCTACGGTAATTCCTGATGATGCAATTTTTAACTCAAGTAGAACATACGTTAATCCAGTAGATAAAAAAGAACTTGAAAGTTTTGAATATAATGGAAGATGGTATGCGCTTGAATCCGATGAAGAAAAATTTAATTTTTATATTCAAAATGATAAGAATGTTGCAAAATATACCACATGTTCATATATAGCATATTTGATTACAAATGATGGTTATATTCGCAAAAAGCCAGTAATACCAATTGCAGAAGAATGGGAAATAAAACAGATAGAAGAAACTGAATTTAAAAGGAAAAAACTTAAAGAAGACATAAATATGAAAATATTGGTTAAAACAAATAAAGGACTTAGACCTCTTGGTGAAGGTAGAATTTACTCAAAGAGCCAGCTAAAACTTAATGAGGTGTATACCGATGGTAAGGTGTCGTTGACTTTGAATCCTAATGGTCAAGACGTTAGGGCTAGTAGCGTACAGACAAATGCACAGAATATGTTGCATACCGTACCTCAAGCTACAGCAGTAACACTTCAAGCTGACGATGTGGATGGCGTAACTGCACCTAACTATTCATCAACTGACCCAAGAAACGATACTGTACAACAAGTTCCAGTAAACAAAGCCAATAGCACAGCAATTCAGAATGCTGCTAAGAATGGTGGTACAATTCAGATTACAAAGAATGACCCACAACAAACGGCAATGGAATCAAAGGACAATAAGAAGGACATTGTTGAAATGAGAAACAATTCAATTCCGTTCACTAAAAAAGAGTTAAACGATTTCTTAAGTAGTTTATAATGAAGAAAATATATTTAAATGAAAGTTCTATTTCTGATGTTCTTCAGAATAGACTTTTACCTAAATTCCTATACAAATCAATTAAGACACATGAGACATCATTAGGGGACAATAGCATGTTCCCTAGTGGTGGTGATTATCCTTTTGACTATGTTTTGCTAAAGACTAGATACAGTGACGTTTGCGATGCAATAGAAGAACTTAATCTACCTAGTCTTGATGAAGATACATTGATGAGCGAGTTGAGCGAGTCTTTGAAGATATGCAAAGAAATGGAGAAACCAGTTAGGGATAGTTTGGAAAAAATATGTGAGAATGCTGTGAATAGGTTGTTTGCGATACCAGAGGACATTATAAACTTTGATGTTAAGTTGGTTGATAAGGTTACGTTTAATCATTCAATTAGGTTGAAACCAGAGCCTACGGAAGATATAGAGAACTCATTCGATGACGTTTCAGATTTGGAAAAAGCCAATAAAGCCATTGAAAAGAGAAGGTTCATTAACTCACTAATACAAGGTGCTGCATATACCTACTCAGGTGTGTTTGGATTATATGTGGAAGAGATTGACAGAATCAATAGTCATCTTATACCATTGTACAACAAGATAAGAGTCATAAACGATTACTTGCTGTTTACAAAGAAAGCCGATATGACTGACGATAAACCAATGCAAGGTTCTTACGTTGATGTACATCTTAGCGTTGGCAGTCCTAATGGTAAGAGTGGTATTAAAGCTCAAGGTATCATATTCCCATTACTATTGCAAGAGACAATCAAAGGAATGTTTGAACTATTTTCAGCACACGGTTTACCAAAGGATATTAAGAAAGCTTCATATATCATAAAGAAAGCTGACTTCATAATGGCAGAGCCTTGGGACTTGAGATTTGGCGTTGGCCTTTGGAATAAGATATTTGGCAGTGTTGAAGATACAAACATGATACCTTACATGTTTACAAGTCTAATCAGTTTACCAAACGAAGAGTTTGCATCTTCTGTGAAGGAAATACTAGCATCTACCAAGAAAGGTAAGGAGTTGGTGAAATCCATGATAACTCAAGCTGAATATGATAACGGCTATCAACAGTTCCAAAACAGAATAAATGCGAAGAACATTGATAAATCTCTCATTAAGGACTCATACTTTACTGGTGCTGACACCAATGGCTATGAGATTGATTCAGATACTAGTGAAGGTGACGTAATTGAAGAGAATGAGGATGCAGATACAATGGGACAATATGAGGCAGAACCAACGAAACCGATAGAGTACTACCAGCAGTTGGTACAGTCTGCAACCGTAGAGAACATTGATTTCTTTGAAGGTAACGTAAATGGTGTCACTGAGGACTTGATTGTTACCATTAATGGTGAGATAATCCCAAGGGCATTGATACTACTTATGGTACAGTCAGTGAACATTAGGATAAGCGAAGAGCAGAGAGTTCCAATGATTCAAGTGCATATCATATTGAACGAAGCGATACAGAGACTTGGTTTAGCACCAAAGATTTACAAGAAGCTAATCTATACCTTCGGTGCAATATACAGTGGTGAAGGTAGGAGAATAAATAAGGAACATATCGCAAAGGTATATGCGAAGTTGGCACAAGACCCAGACTTATATGTATATCATGACGATATGTGCTATATTGCAATGAAAAGAGAAAATAATTAAAACAAATAATTTAAAATATGAATAAGAAATTGATTAGACTAACAGAATCAGATTTACACAATATTGTAAAGGAAGCAGTAAATAGAGTGTTGAAAGAACATGATATGTACGCATTAGGACGTGGTTCTGCTCGTGCTTTAGAAAGAAGTGCTGAGTTGGCTAAAGAAATGGGACAAAGTGGTGAGTTTAATCCTGATAAAATTGCGAAAATGAAGCATCAAGATAAACTTGCTCACAATGCAAATAAGCTACAAAATAAACTTATCGGCTTAGACCCAGATAAAGAATTTGGAAGACTTAATGACCCAGATTTTGGAGCAGGATTTAACGATTTACAAGATGAATATAGAAATAAACGTAAACATTAATAATTTAATGAGCGAATCAAGGTATTCGCTCATTTTTTTGTTCGTAAATATTTATAAATGAATAACTTTTCGAAATAGTGTTATATTTATTAAAATTTAGAATGTTACAATTATGATTTACGACAGACAACAGATGGCGAAGGATTATGCGGCTTGTTATGCCGATAAATCTCGTATATTATTCATAGAAAAGTATTTCTCAACCTTCAACGCAACGAAGGGTAAGAAGACACAGTTTCATTGTTTCCCAAGACAGAGAGCATTCCTAAAGGCTCTTTCTGAGAATAGAAACGTTGTTGCAATTAAGCCAAGACAGTGTGGTATTACCACATTATCAAGTGCTTGGGCTGCTGCCGCATGTGCATTCGCATCAAAGGAAGCACCAGAGACAATCTTGTGTATTGCTAACAAACTTGAGCAAGCACAAG